CTTAAAGGGAGAGATCATGGAAGTTAAATCACTTAGTGGATTTGTATTTGGTATTCAGGGGTACGAATATGGCGAGATTCGCCCTAAATCAATTACGTTTTTCTTGGATGGTAAGGCGCGAGTGAATGACCATCGCGGTAATCCCATCGAGGGACTGAATTGTAAGCTATCGCATGCGGCGACTATTGAGGAATTGAAAACTTCTGGTGTTGATTGGCAGAAACTTGATTCTGCAGGATTTCCTCAACTACCATACGATGAGTTGAAAGAACTACCGCACTTGCCTGAAACGCCTATGGATGAGTTGGCGAAAATACCGAACAAGGAATTACGTAAGGATGCGCTACGAGCACGACGTGAAGCTGATGCTGAGACTGCAGCTCAACTTGAGTTAGTAGAATCTTAATTGAGAGATTGGGGTTGAAGTGGTTTTTACATAAGATATAATGAACCTTGAATAAAGGGTCGTTTTCTAGGAGTATACAGTGCTCGTAGAGAAAGAAGTAATTGGGCTTGGGACACACTGGTATGTCGACCAGAAAACTGGTGTACCGCGTAAGCTCGTAGTGACATCGGACTTGATACAATACTGGCACGAGCAAGGTAACAAGATGCTCTCGCTAGGCCTAACTGTTCCGATTCCATGTGAGCATGATTTCGATGCTCATCCGATGACTGCTGCGGATAAGCTTAAAAATAATGCTGGATGGGTTAAAGAGTACCGTTTACGTGACGATAAGTTGTTTGGTGTACTTGACGTACAAGATAAAGACATAGCAGATAAGCTGCCGAAGACGATTCGCTGGACGTCACCTTGGTTCTCGTCATTCATTGATGGTCAAGGGCGCGCTTGGAACAACGTCATCGCACATCTAGCGCTAACTACCCGTCCTCGCATAACCGACCAAGCGCCATTTCCGAATATAGCTGCCGCATTATCGCTTGCGCAAGAAGAGCCGCTAGACGTAGTAAAACCAAGTTCGCCAGATGGATTCGTGTTGTCACAGGCTGGTTTACTGAAGAAAGATGGAGACAACTGGCTACCAGAGTATCCAGTAGCATTTGCGCTATATTGCGGTGGCGTTGTGTTGTCTGAGCATGATACTACATCGAAGGATGCTCCACCAAAGGACGCTCCACCAAATGCTGCCCCGCCGAAGGGGATTGAACACGCAAGTAAATTTGCTGAGTATAGTGGTGATGTTTCTATGGAGGAACTAATAGCTGATCTGCTCAGTGCGCTAGGCATAAATTTGGAAGTTAGTAGTGGTGATTCAGGATTCAAACGCGCTCTGTATAATGCTGTTATGATGAAGATACACGAGCTCGCTAGTTTGAAACAGAAACAACAGATGCAGACGCCACCACCGCCAGCAGCTGGTCAAGGTAAGACGCCGAACAAACCTAATCCGATAGTACAGGAGCAACAACCCATGTACATGTCCCTCGAAGATATCAACAAGATACCTGACGAGACGATGAAGAACATCGCTCTGTCGATGTACAATGAGAATGTCAAGCTCCAAGCGGGATTTGACAAGGCGACTAGAGAGATCGGCTCTCTGCGTGACGCGAAACTTGCCGAAGAGCAAGTAAAGCGGAAGATGCGGGTAGACCGGCTCAGTCGTATGTCGCCACGTGTCAAAGCTGATCTTGATACGATGCTAGTATTGCCAAGCATGGCTTTGTCAATGGGTGATGCTGGTGCTCTGATTGACCCTATGGGGCAGACACTTAACGTGTTGGAAAAGGGGCTGGCTGATATGCCAACCCTGCTCCAAACTGAGCACTCTCTATTGAGTGTTATACCACAACCTACTGACAGCGAAATGACGAGCGAGCAGTCTGACAAGCTAGCAGATGATTTTGCACGGCAGATGGGTTGCCCTCCGGAAAAGAAGGCTGGATAGACGTACGGAAAACAGCTCGATACACTAAGAGGCACAAGTCATGTTGCTAACTGATTCATACGGAATGGTTCCAGGCCTTACGACTTCGCGCGAAACTTACGAGGCCGAATATCGCTGGGGCTCACAGTACCAGGGTATATTCGCGAATGCGCTAATCGATGGGGCTACGGTTGACTCCGGTAATTCACCGACGCATGAATTGCGCCCAGGCCTGCTATTGGGGCAGATCATAAGTACTGGCAAGTGGAAGCAGTACTCACCAACTGCTACGGATGGCAGTGAAGTCGCCAATGGCGTATTGATTGAAGGTTTGCGAATGCAGGACTTCAGTGGTGCCAACGTCGATCGCTTCTATGCGATCTTGGTTGGCGGACCTGTACAGGCGACTAAACTTCTGAATCTCGATCTGAATGCTCGTCAACAGATGGATAAGTTCTTCTTCGACGACATTTTCGCTTTGATGGGTAATCACTGGTACCCATGGAAGCGCTTTCAATCGAAATCGCAGAGCTACACCCTCGTTGCGAATGACAATTTCAGCCATTTTAATAACGTAGGTGCGATTGGCGCGATAACGTTCACGCTACCGCCTATCGCCAATGGTTACCTCTTCATGTTCCATGTCCAGGTGGATCAGAACATGATTGTAGCATCTTCCGAAGGCGCTAACATGATTGCGCTCAATAATGCTAGCGCAAATAGCGTGGCGTTCCAAACTGGTAGTGCGAAGATTGGTGGTTCGTTCCACATTTACAGCAACTCAGCTGGTACGAAGTGGATTGTTGAGAACTCTAGCGCAGGTGCTAACACCATAACGGTGGCATAAACTGGGAGAGACGATGGCAATATCCTTGCACAGTCTGCTTACACCGCAGGTCATACTGAAAGCGGTGTCACGTATCCGGAAGTTCCAAGGGAGATTGGGGCGCTGGATTGGGTTTCAACCGAATAGGTATAATCCGGATCAAGTGTCTTTGGAAGGGCCGAATACGCGCTATGGGGATACGCGGTTCGCCAGCTTCCGGCTAGACGACGTGACACGTGTCGTCGGTAAGGCACGTGCACCAGGGACTGGTCCTGCTAGCGTAGCCGTCAATCCGGTCGGCGATGTTCGCGTATCTTGTGCGCGTTTCCATGAGAAGGTACGGCTCCTTGGTGAGTTCCTCGGTAACTTGTCGCCGATCATTGGGCCAAATAGTCAGATAGACATTGGCGGACAATCCTATATCGCACGACAGACTGTCCATCTTGCCGAAAAGTACAACAATACCATCGAGTTGATGACGACTGGTATGTTCCAGGACAATCTGTATTTCCAGATGGCAGGCGATAACTTGCTACCCGTTATTGGAGCGCCGACTACACCGAACATCGGTATCCAGGTGCCATTCCAGATGCCTGCTGGTAATAAGAACCAGCTTAACGTACTAGGCACTGGCAATATTATCCAAGTCGGTTGGCAGAATGCAGGTGCGCCACTCATCAAGAATTGCTTACAGTTGCAAGCAGCGATGACTCAACTCAGTGGGTATCAACCGCGGCATTTTTGGATGAACAGCCTAATGTGGTATAATGTACTTCTGAATACGGAAGTGCGTAATACTGCCGGTAGTTCAAATACCCCATTCGCTCAGTATGATCGCGTGCCTGAATTGGCGATGGATGGAATGCCACAGCCTGAGTTTTCAGCACAACTACGCGGTCTGCCATGGGCAACGTTCCATATCGCGGATGATGTACTGGTGACTGGTGGCGACATCGATCCCTCGTGGGGAACCTCAACTGGTACTACGACTGTGAAGGTATGCCCCGATAACACCATGATAGTTGCGCCAGACCCATCCCCTGACTGGACTGAAATGTTCCTCGGTGGTGAGTATGTTAGTGAGAATGCGGGACAGCCAATGATTCTCAAGCGCGGGTATACATTCTGGAAAGAATGGGTGACGCAGCCATCCTGCATAGAGTTGATCGCCCTCTTGAATGCGATTCCACTGCTATACGTGCCGAGAGCAGTGGCGTTTGCTACTGTCGCTGGGTTCTAACTATGCCGATAACGCTTGCGACGCTGTTTACTTCGCCACAGGATATATGGGATGTCCTTTCGATTGAAGGTGTAGACCTCAGAGAGGACGACCATAGTCTCGCAAGTGGACAGATAATAACGACAACTGCTGATGCTGTAGTTGGAGCTACAAGTATATCGGTGTATGCTTTATCTGTTCCTCTCCTAAGAGGCGCACAATTAACCTTCGATGACGCAAATATGTCCGTACCGGTTACGGTTTCGTTAACTGCTATAGGCGCAGAGACGGATATTAGTCTAACGGTGGTGGCGCTGACGACCCAGATTAATAGTGGTGCGAGAGCGCGTGATAGCGGAGTTAACGCTTCAACTGGTGCAAGACTACTGGTGGCTGCTCGCAAAGGGACTAGTGAAGTCAAGTTGTTCTGTAATCAGCGGTACGATGACTCACAGTTGAAGCTATCTGGCTCAGTATTAGACTGGGCAACGATCATAGCTTGTAGATGGTTAGCTAAGCGGCGGCTACAAGGTTGTCCAAAAGGGCTAGAAGAGGATTATCGTGACGTACTAGATCGTCTACAGATGACGCAGTGTGGGCAGTTAGCTATAGAGGACATCGGAACGCGTAACGTAGACTGGCCTACGATCACGAATATAACTGTCAACCCTGCGTACGATAAAGTACGGGCGCGTGTCCAACAAAGTATCAGTGAAGGGACACCGACTGGGTATTCGCAATACATAGACTGGAATAGCGCAGCTTCGCTATAATTTAAGGAGTATGTATGGACTTCTCGAAAACCTCTAAGCGCCTTACTGCTGTAAACCAAGAGGCTACGATCTGGTGCGAAGGCCAGTCAAAAGTCGGTATAAGTATATCGTCAATGACCGGTGCTAATACCCTTAGCTTTTTCGGGTCGCTTGACGGTTTGACGTTTAACCCACTCGGTGTTGGCGCGTACCCCTCAGCTACACCACCTGCTGCCGTTGTACTGACTGCAACTGCTATAGGCGATTTTGAAGTTGGCGTCCAAAACTACAAATTTATTCGCATACAGCTTACAACTGGCAGCGGACCAGTATCGGTAGTTCTCTCTGCATCTGCTGATGGCAGATACCAAGAGGCATTCATCACTCAGGCAATCCTTTATCCTTCCTCGTCATCTTCCAGCGGCATCAATACTGTTACTATCGCTGCACAAGCAAATCGCGCTATCAATCTAACTTTTTGCGATATATGCATGAATGGACTGGGCTTCGGAGCGAATGGTCTTGTGCGCATCTGGGATGGTCCAGTTGTTGGTGGTAACGTGCTATATAGCGAGGTCCTTATAAGCCCTGTCGGTAGTGTTGGAACGGTTCAGAAGCTAAGC